CTTCTAAGCCGTGGGTCATGGGTTCGAATCCCTTCTGGGACATACCGAAAAGCCTTGAAAGTAAAGGCTTTTTTGTTTTACCTTTTATTCGCATCTGCGTATTCTCAATCTCATAGAGCAAAACGGGAGCAAAAATGAAAAAACAACTCTCCTTATTTAAGAAGGAAAGTCATTTGTCTATCCAAAATCCCATTATATCGGCTGTCTTAAAGATTAGCGCTTTGTTCATCCGTACCGCCTTCTGCATGCTCACGCCTATTTACTCTGCAACGCCTGCCCAGTTTGTTTTATTGTCACTCCAATACTTGACCTGGACAAGGTGCTTAACGTCGTCCGGGGCCGCTTCATACACCTTATCGATCGTGTCAACTACGCGGCTTATCCATTCAAAACGCTTTTGAGCGTATAAGCGGCTGTCACGTTCCATAATGAGTTTGGCCATCAACTCATCAAAGGTCATGCTTTCAAGTAGTTCAATAAAATGCGGGTATTCCTGCCACTTGTATTCAATGAAGGCCTGCAGAGCCTTTATATACCGGTCGCCTTTTGTCAGCATGAAAAAGCCTCCTGTTATGAAGGATGTATCAAATTTGTCTTACCCTTCAAAAGGTGACGGGTACTCTTAAAGAGTGCCAGTTCTTCACCTTCGAGTACCTTTAATCCATCCGATTCAAGTTCTGGGCGATTGTCTTCAATTAAGCTGTCAATTGTAGGCTTTACGACTTCAAAATAATCGGCTGCCATTTGGTACAGTAATTTGAAGATCGTCGGGTAACATGGTAAACCCTTACTCACTTTATGAACATCCTTCAGATAACCAACAATGCTTTCACGCTTTTCGCCCATAGTATAGAACACCTGCTGTTTTTCTTGCACATGCTTTTTTTTAATGTCCTCTTTGTTGAAAATCATGATTTTTAATTACTCTCTTTTTGAAAAGACAGCTACATTGCCTGCAAAAAAATTTACACTTGGTACTTTCTAAAGGGAGTAACATTTTTTGTTACCGTAGATTAAATGCTGAAAATCCTTATGGCTGTAGGGATTAATGGGGATTTCACTCGATGAACAGTAACAAGCGGTAACAAGCAATTTTTATGTTTTGTTACCGCACAATCCTTATTCTCACAAGGGTTACGGGCAAAAGTAACAAAAGTAACGTTTTTTAAATTGAACAGCACATATCTATATATAATTTTACTTTAGAACTCGGAACTGCGAACTTCTAAGTTTTTTATCTAGAAATAATTACATGTATATATTATATTTCGTGTTACTCTTGTTACTAATGTTACTATGGCTTATAAAAGGTTGATGCCATAGCATTTTTGGCGGTAACAAATTCAAAATTAAAACGATATTTTTTGTTCCTGAGTGTTACTGTAGCTTGTCTACTATAAAAATGCTTCAACCTGAATGTTGTAGAACGGGACTCGAACACATTTGCGTTATAATCCACAGTAGTCAGATCTATCATACTTTCGTAATAAAAATTAAGGGTGAAAACCCAAGCGAAAGGTTGATGATCTGTTATGAAGATCGTTGTTCGTAAAGACTTCTTAAAACTGCCGGAAGGAGTTATCTATTCAGAGATTCAAAACGACATTTTTTTTAGTAGCATTGAAGGATTAAAAATAAAAGGCGATGCAATCAATGAGTCCATATGGCTGTACTATAATCTCATCGGCTCGTTCTATGATCCACAGATTGAGAATGAAGAAGACGCCATTGCCGCATCGTATGGTCCTTTGGTTGAGCATGAAATCTATCCTGACGAAGAAATTGACGACTCTAGAGAATTTCTGGTGTATGAGAAAGAAGATGTTGAGGCACTTATCCATACTCTGCAGGGGTATCTGAACCACTACCCCATAGGGGATGGGCACAAGCCAAGTAATAACTGCCTCTGGTAATCAACAACTACATTTTTGAAATGCTTGTCAATATGTCGCCCAAGTGTAGCCCCTTCACAGACTATAAGTGAAAGGGCATTTTTTATGAGCATTTTTTTAGGAGGTTATGCAGAGATGGTAAAAGATAATAGCAGGTATATCGAGAAAGAACCAATGCCCGACGACGCACGCAAGATCTACGTTGATGCGATGCAGAAAGCAAAAGCCAATCAGAGCAAGCCAAATGATTTAACAGTGAAAATCGGTGCTGACTGTAGTGATGTTCTAAAAGCCATGAAGGCATTGCGTCGTGAAGCAAAGGAAACGACACATGCTTTGAATGAACTGGATAAAGCAGGATTGCCAATCACAGATGTCGGCAGAATGATTGTTCATCCTGATGACACGATCGTGATCTATACGAATCGTCTGGGTTATCTAGAAAAAAAGCAACTTGATGCTATTGAAAACTATATCAAGCCGGCATTTCCCAATAATAAGATTATCGTACTTCCTGGCGGATGGAGTATCACAGCTGCTGGGCTAGAGACAGCAGATAAGCAAGTGGATTACGAAAGCAGATGATCCATAATGCCAAGACTCAGACAATGCCATTATCCAACATGTCACGCATTAATACCGACTAATCAATATTATTGTGATCAGCATTCAATGACTGCTAAACAGACTACGAACAGCGGCAACAATATTCGAAAGAAGATTCGTGATCGACAATACAACAAGCAGCGGTACAACGATGATAATGCTCTGTTTACGGAGTTCTATAAATCAGCATCTTGGAAGAAGACAAGAGTGTATGTGGTTGCTCGAGCGAATGGACTGTGTGAGAACTGTTTGAAGCATGGACGGATCCGACAAGGGAAGATCGTCGATCACATCAAACCGCTGAAACAAAACTGGGATTCAAGACTTGATGTGACGAATCTTCAATATCTTTGTCAGACTTGTCACAACCGGAAGACGAAGGCGGAGAAGTGGAAGGCAATACAGGCGAAAAAGAAAGCGAAAAGCGTTGAATAAAGACAAATTTGATGTTCAATTGAACTATTTAGATTGATGAATCCAACTTAGGAAGTCGGGCGTCAATGTATTGGGACCGAATGACATGTTCATTGAAAGAATGTCCAGTGTTATCAAGGCAATTGAAGTGACTATGAGTGAAAAATAATTTTGACGGGGGGCCTCATCCTCTTAGGGAGGAACGATGTAGCTAGGTGGTCTCGTGTGTATAAAAGTGTTTTTTCTAAAATTTTTTAGGGGAGGGCAGATTATGGGTGCTCCAAAGGGTTCAAACAACCAAGGCGGACGACGCTTGAAACCAATTGACGGCAGAAAATCATACGTGCGTCCTGAAGAACGTGAGAAGCTGGAATCCATTGAAGAACAGATGAGCGTTCTGGATGATTTGCCTGATGATCCACCTGCGTATATCCCGACTTATGGAAAAAAACTGTGGAAACAATTGGTGCCACAACTTAAGCAGCTCCATTTACTGAAAGAGATCGATCAATCCGTTCTTGAATTGATGTGCACGTTTTATGACACGTGGATTCGGGCGACAAGAGACGTAAAAAAGCAGGGCATTGCTCCGGATGGTGTCCATAAGAATCCGGCATTCACCGTTATGAAAGAATCTTCGGTTCAAATTAAGCAGTGTGCCCGGGAGTTGGGATTGACCTATGCGTCACGATCAAGCATGTTGCCCACAAAGAAAAAGGATAATGATAAACCATCCGGATTCTTTCAAATGTTTGGCGGTGGTGCCTAATGGATGCAGGTATGCAGTACTGTCATGACGTGCTACAGGGGAGAATCCTTGCTTGTAAAAAGATTAAGCAAGCGTGTCGGCGACATCTTAATGATTTAAAGCGAGTGAAGGATGATGATTTTCCCTATTTCTATGATGAATCCATTGCGGATAAGATTGTTCAATTCATTTCCTTTCTTCCGGATATTGATACGGGCGAACGCATTACACCCATGCCATTTCAAAAATGGCTTGTGTGCATGATTCATGCTTGGCGGCGGAAAGATGGCGGCAAGCGTTGGAAAAAAGGCTTAATTAGTATGGCTCGAACCAACAGTAAAACGCAGATTGATTCATGGCTCTGCGTGTACGATTTCTTTTTTGGAACGCCAAAGAATAACCGACAAATCGTATGTGGAGCCAACAGCATTGATCAGGCGGATCGTCTGTTTCAGTACAACAGTCTGACCATTGAAAAGTTAAAGAGCATGGATCCGGAAGTTGATAAAGTCGCGGACGTTCTGTTCAATGAGATCCGCATCAAGAAGTCCGGAACGTTTATCAAACGGATCTCAACTGATACAAAGGGCATCGATTCGATCCATGCAACTCTGGCTTGTATGGATGAAACACACCAATGTAAGGATCGTTCTTTTCTCTCAAAGGTGAGTTCCGGCATGGTCGCCAATGAGGAAGCTTTGCTTCTGCAATCCTCGACAGCCGGAACCGATTTGAAGGTTCCACTTTATGAGGAATACGTGATGATCAGCAAGGTGCTGGATGGGCAATTGCAGATGGATGATTATTTTGCTGCTATCTATGAGCAGGATGATTCGGAAGAAATGAATGATCCGACCTGCTGGGAGAAATCCAATCCACTGATGGCTTTTCCACCAAAAAGAAGATCACTGACCAAGGGCATTATCAGTGAACGTGATCAGGCGATTGCTACGGGACGGGTGAATGCGTTTCTCGTTAAAAATATGAATCTATGGATGTCGGCCAAAGAAAATTCGTACATGGATGCGAAGAGTTGGAAAGCGGCGGAGGTATCGGGGTTTGATATTTCCGGCCGTGACGTTTTCATCGGACTTGATGTGTCGATGTCTAATGACGATGTGGGGATTGTTTTTGAATTCCCTTATTTGAGTGCCGACGGCCAGCAGATGTTTCATATCAAACAGCATTCCTTTGTACCGACACGGTATGCAGGCGGCATTGAGGAAAAAGAAAAAATGGACAATATCCCATATCGTGAACTCGAAAAGAAGGACGAATGCACGATCACGAAAGAAAAGAGTGGGGTCATCAATGATGGCCAAGTGTATGATTGGATCATGGCCTATGTTGAGAAACATGGGCTTAAGGTATTGGGTTTTCTCTACGATCAATGGCATGCCGATAAGATCATCAAGATGATTGAAAACAATACGGGGTGGAATCTCGTGGCCATCCGGCAGGGGACTAAGTCGCTTAATTCGCCAACGCGAGATTTCAGATTGAAAGTTTTATCGGGAAACATCACGCATGATCCGGATCGCATCATGGAAGTCGCGTTTGCGAATGCGGTCATCTTGACGGATAACAATGGGATCAAGATCGACAAGGACAAAAATACAGAACGTATTGATGTCGTAGATGCTGCGATGGACGCTCATTATCAGGCCATGTTCTATTTTGAGGATGAAGCCGGTAAGAGCGAATTGGATCGCATGAGTGATGACGAACTCAATAACTTTTTCAAAAGTAATCGATTCAGTTTTTAAAGGGGGTGGATGAAACCTTGAACTTAAGCAAATTAACAACATTTATTTTATCGAACGTACACACCTTGCTCTTTCTTATTGGGCTGGGTGTTTTTGTTTACGCCACGTTCTGTATCAATCAAACTGCTGGACTTTTTGCCTTATCCATTGCCCTTATAGTAGTGGCCATCCTTTCTGACGGTAAGTCATCGGGTGGGAGGTGATAAGCGATGCTCTTTGGAAAACGTGGAGAACAACGGATGCAGAATTTGGGCAGCGGTGGCGGGAATGTCTTTCTTGGGTTTAACAGCAGCGGACAGCTGACCATGTCCACCGATGCGATCTCAACGGATGCCGCATTGAGAAACTCAGATATTTTCTCTTGTGCGAACTTGATTGCCAGTGACGTGTCCAGTGCCCGATTTATTTTGAAAGGATTGCAAGATGATCCTTTGTTGAATCTCGTTGGTCGACATCCGAATCAGTTGACCAACGCCTTCACCTTTTGGCAATCCGTGGTCTTAAATCTTCTGCTGAATGGGAACACCTACTGCGGCATTTGGCGAACTAATGACGGGCGACCAACGAGACTTGAATTCGTGCCGAATGGCCAGACCAATGTCCTGATGACCGATGACAGTCAACAGCTGTTCTATCAATTCATCTTCAATGATGGACGTTCGCCGGTGGTATTGAGAAGTAAAGACGTGCTGCACTTTCGCCTGCTCTCGAAAGACGGCGGAGTGATCGGTCTTTCACCGCTGCTGGCTCTGGCCAGTGAAGTGAAGCTACAAAATCAAACCGATAAGCTGCTAATGACGACACTCATGCAGAGCATCAACCCAAGCGGACGGCTGACGGTGGCGAAAGGGTTGCTTGACAAAGAAGCCAAGGACAATATTCGTACGGAATTCGAGAAGGCAAACACCGGTGTTAATGCCGGCCGTCTTCTCGTTTTAGATAGTACGATGTCCTATGATTCGTCGTCAGGGATTGACGCCGATGTGCTGAAGATTCTGTCCGGTGTCGATTGGACGCGGCAACAGATTGCCAAAGTGTTTGCGGTCCCGAAAGATATGCTGGATGCCGAATCCGAGCACAGCAACATTGATCAGATTCGCGGACTTTATGCAACCTGTCTGACGCGGTACACCAATCCGATTACCAGCGAACTGACCAGCAAACTTTGTCTGCCGGGTCAAAGCTTTGGCCTCGACATTGAACCGGCGATCGACCCGGACGGTTCCGCTCTCGAAGGCCGCATGAGTACAGCGGTGAAAAACGGATTGTACTCGCAAAGTCAGGCTCAACAGATTCTGGCCAATGCGATAAGGGGGTGAGAAAACATTGGCGAAGAAAAAAGAGATTCGTTCGATTCCGGTCAAGGTCGAGGTTCGGGAGAACGGAGAGAATGGACACATTGTCAGCGGTTATGCGTTGACCTTCAATCAACCGTCGAATGATCTTGGCTTTATTGAAACGATTGATCCCCATGCTCTTGATGATGTGGATATGAGCAAAGTGTTCTGTCTCTACAACCATAACTGGGAAAATGTCCTAGCACGAACGGACACGAAAACGCTGGTCCTTAAGATTGATAAGAAAGGGCTGCATTTTGACTGCACGATTCCCAATACGACGCTTGGGAATGACGTCTTTGAAAACGTCCGTAACGGGAACGTGCAGGGCATGAGCTTTGGCTTCAATGTGGCTGAAGATCAATGGAACACCAACGAAGACGGGACGGATACACGGCTTGTCAAAAAGATTGAGAAGCTGTTTGAAATTTCCTTGACGTGTATTCCGGCTTATGCGGATACGAGTGTTACGGCTACACGATCATTGGAGCAACACAAGAATGAAGTTAGAAAACAGCAGCTTGAAAAAATCAAGTTGCAAGTACAACTGGCGGAAATCGCCGAGGAGGCATTGAATTAATGACACTAAAAGAAATGCTTGAAAAAGCCAAAAAAGAACGCAACGAAAAGCGTACACAACTGAAAGCAAAGATCAAAGAGACCCGTGCATTGACGGATGGCGGCGATGCAAAAATGGGCGACATGCAGGCGTGCGTGGATGCGTGCAAGACACTGCAGACCGACATTGAGAAATTGGACAAGGATATTGCAACATTGGCTGAGGCTTGTGGACTGACGGAAACTAATGATGATGAACCGGCGGACCCAGAAACAGATCCGACGAATGCGGAACGCAGCAATCCGCAACAAGCGGAAACACGTTCTCTTGAAGGAAAGCTTCCATCAATCGGCGTGATTCCGAATACCCGAACGCTGTCCAATCAAAATGAGGACAAAGAAATCCGAGCTTTTGATCAGTTCATGCGTTCACGCGGTGAAACTCGTGACGGCCTGACAACGACGGGTACCGAGGTAACGATTCCTAAAGCCGTTATGGAGTTGTACAAGCAGCCCCCGAAGACAAACCAGCTGTCAACACTCGTTAATAAGCAAACGGTTAGCCTTCCTGCGGGTACACTTCCAATTCTGAAAAAACAGGGAGCCGGTCTTGTGACGAAAGCAGAACTGGACAACGTTCCAGGTATTGACGCTCCACAGTTCATTCCTGTCCCTTATCAGGTTCAAACGTATAGCGGCAAATTACCAGTCTCTCAGGAAGCACTGGACGATGGACAGGTGAATATTGATGCACTTGTATCCGAGTTTGTTCATGACGCCCGCAATCTGACCGAACAGCGGAAGATTGGCGGCGTGTTGGCCATGGCAGACGCATTGCCCGCGACATCGTTGGACGAGATTAAAGACATTTTCAATGTGCAGATTCCGATTGGCTACTCCAAACAGTTTATCGTTTCGCAGTCTGCTTATGCAGTCCTGGACAAACTCAAGGATGGCAATGGACGTTACCTGCTACAGGATTCCATTACGGCATCGTCCGGAAAAATCATTCTTGGTGCCCCAGTGACGATTGTCGAAGATGAGGTACTAGGTGCATCTGGCGAATCTCATGTCTTTGTTGGTGATCCAAAATCGTTTGTTCTCGAAGCGATGCGGACGGACGCAACAGCAAAGTGGGTGCAAAATGATGTCTATGGCGTGAACTTCTACGTTTATTTCCGTGCCGACTTCAAAAAAGCGGATCCGGACGCCGGCAAGTTTGTTACGCTGAATTTTTCATGATCGGCGGTGATCCTGATGGCTGAACGTAAAACACCAGCGGATACAGACAGCCTTATTGAACAAATGAAGGATGATCTTAAGCTAGATTCTGACAGTGACGCTGCCTATTTAGCACAGCTGATCGAACAAGCGGAAGACGTTATTATTCATAGCGTGGATTCAAGCATAGACAAATCCGTCTATTATTCTCATCCAATGTTTGTTCGTGCCGTCTCACTGCTTTCCGGCAGCTGGTTCTTTAATCGGTTAGCCGTGACGCAGGTACCAATGGCACAGCTTCCTTACGGCGTTGAGATGATCATCAATTCTTTAAGGGGAATCATGTGGGGGTGATGATGATGGCTCTAATACGGGATCCGAGTGAACTGAATAAGCGGATTGCATTTGGTACTGTCCAATCGGTTGAACTTCCGAGCGGTGTCAGTAAACCACAATTTGTTCCTGAATTCACTATTTGGTGCAAAAAATGGGTGCGATCACTCAATCAAACCTATTCACTGATCGGTACCGAGTACCAGGATACCGTGACGGTTGTTATTCGGCATAATGCGTCGGTGAACGACAGTTTGCAGGCAATACTGGACGGGATCACATACAATGTCATGAACATTAATCCAGATGAATCTGCAAGCCCAATCGGTTATGACACAGTTACGCTGAAGAAGGTGGGGAAAAATGGCTGATACGGAAATTACAGGCATGGATGACTTCTTCAAGAATCTCGATAAGATGATCATTCCAAAAGAGAAACGCGTCAAGGCTGTTAATGCGGCCGCTGACGTGTTTGTTGAACACTTGAAGCCGAACATACCCAATAATCCCAACAAGAAAACAGGCAAGCATCTGAGGGACACGGTGACCTATAAACCCAACCAATATCCGGACGGTTCTACTGATGTTGGGTTCACTGAAGATGGCTATTATGGACGCTTTCAGAATAACGGCACCAAAAAGATCACGGGGATGCACTTCATGGAGCACAGCTTTGACCAGGCTGATGATGATATGAAACGAGCCATGTATGATGTACTGAAGGAGTGATGCCGATGCCCTCACCTAATCAGGTACGGGATATTTTACGCGGTTCACCTGAGTTGATACAAATGATTCCTGCCGAAAATATGAAATCCTTTAATCTTCCAAAAGAGTTGGAAGATGATGCTGAATGTTTGCTTGTCACGGATGTTCGGGCTCCGTTCACTCAGTTCGGCGGGAATCATGCTCAGGGGCGATACCGTACCGTACAAATTCAAGCGTGGTTCAATCCCGATCATGATGTCATTGACGAGTTTCAAACGAAAATGAATCAAGTACTTGAACAGAATGAATGGTTCAACAGCTTTGATGGCGGGATCGACGAGGATCCGGATACATCGGAGCTGTTTTTTACCATGCAGTACTCAAAACAAGAAATAGGAGTGTGAGCAAATATGTTAGTTGGTTTCGAACGACTAAGAATTGGTATTTATAACAGTTTTGATGACGAAACAATTGAGCCGGAAAATATTTATACGGTCTTGGCAAAAAGCGGTGGTCCCCAGGGGTTGAACATCCAGAACTTGAATTATGGGACAACTCCACAGTACGGCGGTGACCAGGTAGTTCGTATTGCAGGAAAAGGGACAGGAGCAGTTACCGCTGCTCTTACTGCTCTAAACCTTCCGTTTGATTTGGTTAACAAGATTACCGGAGCAAAAAAGATAAACGGTATCTATCAATTGACCAAGGATACTGTAGCTCCTTACTGCTCTATTGAAGCAATGAGCCATGATGCCGACGGTAAACAGGCCTTTCTTGCCTTGGTTAAGGGACAATTCGGTTATCCGGATCGCAACCCACAAACAAACCAAGCACAGGAAACAGATTCAACTGATGCATTGACCTTCACTGCTGTTACACGACTTTCTGACAGCCTTGTATATTCTGAAGGTTATGAAGCTGATTCGGAATTCTCGCTGACGAACTGGCAAGGACTTGTTTTCCCTGGTACAACCGCGGTAACCATTCCGGTTGAAGGCGTATTCTTGGATAAAACTACAGCGTCCGTTGCAGTAGGCTCGACGGTTCAATTGGCAGCTACCGTTCTTCCGTCAAATGCGACCGACAAAGCAATTACATGGACAAGCTCGGATACGAATAAAGCGACTGTTGATGCTACGGGAAAAGTAACCGGTAAAGCGGCAGGAGCGGTGACTATTACGGCAATATCACATGCAGATGGCACGAAAAAAGCCATTGCCAATGTCACGGTTACAGCCTAAAAAAGAGAGGGTGATCTAAGTGCCATTAAATACGACAAAGAACTATAGCGATCAAAGTGGCAACCGGTTCGTCATTGGCGGGGAACTTGCTGTTCAAGGTGATGGAAAAATCACCAAGGATGGTGAAACAATTAATCTTGGTGCGGCTACTACAGATACCGCAGGTATGGTGAAGCAGGCGGCGCATATTGATGCTGCTACTGCCACACCAGAACAAATTGTGACAGCATTAATTGCTGCTGGAGTTATTTCCGGTAGCTAATTTTTTTATGATGGGGTGAAAATAAATGTCCGTTAGAGTTCGCATTAAAGGTAAAGAGTACACCGTGAAGGAAACGGTACGCAATGTTGAACGAACTTATATTATTCAGAAAAAGTTTATGAGCCTTGCAGGAAAAGTAGATCAGGCATCTAAAGATTTTGACGCAGAGGAACTTGATGCATCGGCGGTGCCTTCAATAACGGAAACCATTCAATCGAATCTCGATAATCTAAATGCGATTGCCGAATACATTGCCGATATGGTTGATAATGAAAAGATCACGATTGATTTTCTGAAAGACAATCTGCTCTATGATGACTTTCAATCTTTGCTTTTCAAGTTGGTCAACGGTATTTTGCACATTGATGATGACCAAGGTGCAGCGGAAGGAAAAAAGTAAGTCTTGATGAGGCTCTTGAAGGGATCCGGAAATTAAAGAAGGGTCTCATCAAGGAATTATTTGGCTGGACGCTCAATGATATTGATGAATCCGACTACTATGAACTCTGCGAGCTATTTACAGAGAAACAAGAGAAGATTTCTGTTGCAGACTTGATTAAGAAGGGGGTGAAACCATGGCAGAATCATTGAATGCGAAGGCAATTGCTAATCTCGTTGTGCATGTCGGACTGGACGACAGCAAAGTTTCGGTTGGCTTAAAGGCAATGCAAAACAGCGTGCGTGCGGCAACGACTCAATGGCGAGCACAGTTTGCGATCTTCAATCAGCTTGGCGATCATGTTGGAGCAGCGAGGGCCAAATATGATGGGCTGACCGAGTCGATGAAGCGCCAGGAGAATGTCGTAAAAGAGCAGCGGAGCCAATTGAAAGCCATGGGTCAGCGGACCACTGAAAATGCGGCTTCCTATGACAAACTCACCGCTCAGATTAACATGAACGCCAACAAACTGGCTTCTTTGGTTGAACAGCAGAAGAAAGCCGGTAATATGTATGAGTTTGAGAAAACCGGTATTCGTGATAATAAGCAGGAGCTATCTCTACTTCAGCGAGAAATGGCATCAACGGTCAAAATGTATCAGTCACAGGGACGAGAGCAGGACGCGAACCAAACAAAAGCCAAGGGATTACGTGAGCAGATCGAGAAGCTGACCGAAATCCAAGGCAAAGAGCAAACGATTCTCGGCCGCATCAAGTCAGAGTCCGGAGAAAACTCTCGCGAATACCGAGAACAAGCCATCCGCGTCTCTGAACTTGCAGGAAAGATCGGGCACACGAAGAACGAACTGAATAATTTGAATGAAGCGATGGCCAAAAAGCCTCGCTTTTCTTTTTCTTCGATCTCAAAGAGTTTGGACGGTTTGTCTACCCGTGCGGAAAAGACCCGAGGTATCTTTGCCAAACTGATCGGGGCTAATCTCGTTGCGAGCGGGATCATTGCTGGTTTTACCCGAATCACCTCTGCTCTCCATCAGGCGGGAGAGGCAGGATCGGAATATAACAAACAACAGCAAGTCATGAACGCAACCTGGAAAACCCTTACGGACTCAGCTAAAAAAGGCAAGGCCATGGTGGACAGCGTCAATCAGATGTCTGTGGCTTTTGGCCAGTCTGCAGATCTTGTGAATGAACTGGATCAACAGTTTTATCACGTGTTTGAAAACCAGCCGAGAACGGAAAAGCTGACGAAATCCGTTTTGACATTAGGCGATACGCTTGGTATGAGTGCTGCTGATTTGCAACGATTGGGCTTAAATTTCACACACATGCTTGGTAGCGGAATGATGCAGCTTGAGGACTTCAATAACATCACGGACCAGCTGCCAATGTACGGGGAGCAGCTGTTAGAGTACGAACGTAAAGTTCAAAAAAATAGCAAGCTGACGATGGCTGAATTGCGAAAAGAAATGTCTGCCGGTAAGATCAGTGCCAAAGACGCTGAAGCAGTTATGGAGTCTTTAGGCGACAAGTACGCCAAAGCTTCTGAAAACATGATGAAGACTCTACCCGGTATGGAACGTATCGTGAAATCGAGAGTTCCGGCATTGATCGGAGCCTTTCAAAAACCCTTTCAGAAGGCTCAGGCTGATTTGTTTGGTGTGATGTCAAAATGGGTGAGCAGTGGAACAACTGAAAAAGAATTTTCAAAGATGGGTGACGCGGCGTCCAAAGGTATGACGACCATTTTGAATGCATTCGGCAAGGTGTTTGGTTCCAAAGGAGCGATCCATACAGCGGATGCAGCCGTTAACGCATTGACCAAGGGCATCACACGGTTCAGTAACTACATTGCCGATCACGCTGAGGATATCGTTAAATTCTTTAATAAAGCCAAGGAGCAAGCCGGAGCGTTTGGCACAACATTTGCTGATACGTTTAAAAAAGTGGGACCGGCTATATCAGAGACGGCGAAAACGTTGAATAAGGTGCTAAAGCCGGTGCTTAATCTCATTGCGGAGCATCCGAAGCAGTTTGCGGAACTGGCAACAGGCATGTTACTGACGAACAAGGCAATGAGCTTGCTCAATCCAGCACTCTCGATTGCCGGTAAGGGGTTCTCAGCCACATCTAAATCGATTTCCTACATGAGGAACGAAAGCACGCTTGGCCATAAAGCGGTCACAGGGCTTGGCAAGGGCATCAAGGGCATCGGCAAATGGTCGGGCAAAGCGATTATTTCCAGTATTAAAGGGGTTGGATCAGCTGCCAAAGCCTCAGCTAAATGGGTCGGATCCTTAAGTAAAAGCTTCCTGACAAAAGCAAAAGCGGTAGCCATTGCTGCTGGACAAAAAATTATTACTGGTGCTACCAAGGCATGGACGCTCGCTCAAAAAGCACTGAACCTTGCCCTAAAAGCGAATCCTATTGGCTTGATAATTACTGCCGTCGGACTTTTAGTGACCGGATTCGTCGCTCTGTATAAGCACAATAAGAAATTCAGAGATTTTGTTAATGGAATATGGTCCAATATCAAGAAAATCTTTGGCGGCCTTGGCAAGTGGTTTAAGGGAATTTGGAATGGGATTACTGACGGCGTTAAAAAATTTGTCGGCGGAATTAAAGATAAATTCGGCGATATGAAAAAAGGCGTCAGCGACCATGCCAAGAAGATGGCCAATGCTGCAAAGGATAAGTTCAATGACATGAAAAAATGGTCGGTTGATGCAACGAAAAAGATGGCTGACCAGGTTGCGGACAAACATAGTTGGTTGAACAAACACACAAACGGTGCCGCTTCAACCATGTTCACTGGTTTAAAAAAGACCTTTAAAAACGGACACAGAACCA